GATAGAGGTGGCAGCATTGGAATCGGAACTGCAACACCACAAAAAACTCTACACATAGAACATACAGGAGGAGCCTCTGAAGGTATCTTAATTTCAGGAGCTTCTGATACAAACGGACATACAGCAGGAATATTACTTAGAGCAGAGGGTGGAGAAGCAAATTCTGCACTTAGAGCAAAAGGTGCAATATTTTTTGAAAGAACAGATACTTATGGTATAGGCAAACTTCATCTTTGTAATAATAATAGTGCTAATAATAATAGTGCAGCACTAGCTGATGCTAGATTAACTATTGATGGTGGAAATGTTGGTATAGGAGAAACGAATCCCGGAAACCTACTTCATGTAAAAGTAAGTGATACAGGTATTGCACCCCATACTTCTGCACAAATAGCTCTTGAAAGAGAAGGTACAAACTATCTTCAATTCTTAACAGCAGAAACAGGAACTTCAGGAATACTCTTTGGTGATGGTTCAGATGTAGATGTCTCTGGAGTTGTTTGTGACCATAACGTCGCAAAAATGTATCTCCGAAGTGAAACCAATGACGTTATAACTATAGATGGAACCAACGAACGAGTTGGTATAAATGATTCTAGTCCAGATTATAGTCTGCATGTAAACAGTGGAACCACTAACGTAGCTGCTAAGTTTGAGAGTACAGATGCGTCCGCAGGAATTATGTTACTTGATACCGGCGGTAACGTAGAACTTACTGCAGTAGGAGATGATTTCCATGTACAACCTGCTGGTGGTACAGCCAAGCTTGTAGTAAAAAGCACCGGTTATGCAGAATTTGCAGGAGCAAGTGATTTACGAGTGACTTTTGGAAGTCAAGGTACAGCAGGGAATAATGATTCAAACTGGATTAGAGGCAATGCAGCTACTTTAGGTTATAACACGGCTTCGGGCGATCATATTTGGGAAGTCGGTGGCTCTGAAAAGATGCGTCTTGATAGTGATGGCAAATTTATTGTGGATTCTACTGGTAACCCATTAAATTCTGGAGGAGCTGTAGGAAGTTTTGTATTTGCTGGCGGGCAAGGAGTATTTATTTCAACTGTTGCTCAAAGCACTGGCGAAGTTATGGGCTTCGTACATCAAAGGACTTCTGCTGTTGGCACAATAGCTATAGATAGTTCATCAACAACTTATAACACTTCATCAGATGCTAGACTTAAAAATGTTCTAGGTGATGCAAAAGGACTTGAAATAGTCAATCAACTTAATCCTGTTAATTTTGAATGGAAAGAATCCAAAAAAGTACAAGATGGATTAATCGCACAAGAAGTTGAAGAACTCGTACCCAATGCTGTATCAGAAGGCTCTTCTGGCTATTATCAAATGGACTACAGCAAATTGGTGACACCACTCATTAAAGCGGTTCAGGAGCAACAAGAACAAATTGAAGAATTGAAAGCAAGAATAGCTACTTTAGAGGAATAATCTCAAACAACATATCTTAAGGAGTAATTTATGGCTGACGAAGTAGATGTATCAGAAGAGCAGATAAGGACTATTGACTATGATGGGATTAAATACGCAGTAGAGGATTTACCTCCCAGGATAATTGACGGTTTTAATATGCTCATAAAGCTGCAAAATGATATTGCAGAGCAGTCTTACCAGCTGAAAAAGAGTCAGGCTGCTCAAACAGGGCTCTCGATAGAGCTTAAGAATAACCTTGCGGAAGATAAGGTTAAACCTGTACCGGAGGCTGCGTTAGAGGAGGCGGTTGTGAACTAATGGCGCGCAAGAGGAAGAACACAATGAGTAATAAACCTAGCCTCCGTACAACAAATACCGGGGCAGTAAGCGAATTGAAGGCTGCACAAGATGCTCATGAGAGCATATGCGCTATTCGATATGAGAATATTGAAAAACGATTAGACGAGGGCAGCAAGCGATTCACCAGGATAGAGCAAATGGTGTTTGGTGTGTATGCTTTAATTATTGCTACACAAGTTATAGCAGAGGTGTTTTAAGTAAAGGAGGGTATGGCTATAGATAATGAACCAATAAAGAAGAAGATTGATCTCGAGGTGGAGGTAACGCCTACCAATATAGGGGTTAACCCGTACCACAAATGGATACATCTGGCTAAGACCGTAGATGCATGGCGGATTTTTCCCCGTGTATTTGTTGCCGTGTACATTTATCTTCTTTATGAGGTGGTTATCTGGTTTATGACCTTGGAAGCACCTAACCTGGAACAAGCAGGGCTAGTAAGTATTATCGTAGGAGCTATGGCAGCGGTATTTGGTATATACGCTGGCACGTCTGGGCAATCCAAGAAGTTTAAAGGCGAAGATTAGCTATGGATAGAGAACTTTTAATTGAAGAATTAAAACGAGACGAGGGTGTAGAGCTTAAGGCTTATCAGGATACTGAGGGTATATGGACCATTGGTATTGGCAGAAACCTACAGGACGTAGGAGTTTCTATGGATGAAGCAGAGTACATGCTGGCTAATGATATTGATGTAGCCGTAGGTGAGTTGCAACGTACCTTCGACTGGTTCGAAGGCTTATCAGATGCAAGACAACGTGTCTGTATAAATATGTGTTTTAACCTAGGGCTGACTAGACTACTCAATTTCAAGAAGTTCCTTGCTGCAATGGCAGCAGGAGACTGGGAGACAGCCGGGGTTGAGATGCTCGATTCTAAGTGGTCAAGGCAGGTTGGAGCTAGGAGTACTCGCCTAAAAGACTTGTTATTGGAGGGCTAAGTGGCGTACTTCAAGCTAATATCTTTCAGCGGTATTGCCCCGCAGATTTCCCCCAGGCTTCTAGGGGAAACTCTGGCCCAGACAGCAGAAGATGTTATCTTGGACAGTGGACGTCTTGTCCCCCTTCGTAATAATACGGATGCTTATACTTTATCTGCTACTGGTCGTAATTCTATATTTAAGTACGAGACTGGTGGTAATGACTATTGGCTGGAATGGGCGGATGAAGGGGTTGATGTAGTCCTTGGTCCTATTGCAGCAGATGCCACTGACCGTGTGTATTGGACAGGAGAAGGAGGTGCGGGGGGTTTCCCTCGTATGTCACGGAATGATCTAGTAGTAGTTCCAGGTGGTGGTGGGGCTCCTTACCCTGATAGCTCCTATCGTTTAGGTATTCCTGTCCCTGAGCTCACTATAACGACTACTACTACTGGTACTACTGTTGCGGGAACTGCTATTACTTTTAACGGGGCCAGTGCTGTTACAGATGGCGATGAAACTATTACTCTTAGCACAGCACAATACGATAGTTTGTCGGCGGGTGAGGTAGTCCAGTACAAGGATGGAGGGGGGACCGCTATTTCAGGACTTGCTGATGATGGTTTTTATTACATCATTAAAGGGACTACCCCCGCGGTTAAATTAGCAGCTTCTTTAGCGAATGCGACTGCTGCCAGCCCGACTGCTATTGATATCACCTCAGGTTCCGGGGCTTCTCATAGTCTTACTCCTGCAGATAACAAGACTCAGACTCAGTACAGTACATCGTACGTGTATACGTTAGTGTCTGCGTACGGAGAAGAAGGCCCTCCTTCTGCAGCATCTATTGTGTTCGATAAGGTCGATGGGCAAACGGTAACTGTATCCAATATGAGTACGACTGCCGGATCCGGGGCAGGCCGTAGTAATACCAATATTACGCATAAACGTATATATCGATCGAATACAGGGTCAAACACTACTGAATTTCAGTTTGTTAAGGAGGTTACCCTAGCTACAGCTAGTACTACAGATTCTTTGGATAACTCTGATCTAGGGGAACTTATACCAAGTACTTACTGGATTAGCCCTCCTAATGAAGTGACATCCGATTACCCTAATGGCTCTATGCAAGGCTTGACCGCTATGCCTAATGGGATGTTTGCTGGATTTACGGGTAAACGAATCTGTTTCTCGGAGCCTTACTTACCCCATGCATGGCCCGTGGCGTATCGCACCACGATAGAAGAAACGATCGTTGGGATAAAAATGGCGGGGCAGGGTCTTGTCGTTGCCACGGAAGGAACTCCTTATTTAATCGCAGGTACTGATCCCCAATCTATGAGCGTTGTCCGTATAGAGGCGGCTCAGGCTTGCTTAAGTAAAACTTCGATGGTGGATATGGGCCCCTATGTATTGTATGCAGGGGCAGATGGTCTTATTTCGGTAGCAGGTTCCTCAGTAGAAATAGCTACAGAGG